AAAGCCAATAAACGACAAAAACCACGCGACGACTGTATTTTATGGGGACACCTTATGGGATGCTGCCGCAAGCACAAATGGAAGCGCTGCTAATTGGCAGGTGTTCCTTAATAACACTGTCGCGACTGACTCTGGGGCAGTAAAAGGTACTTATGTTGATGCTGCTAGTGGAATATATATATACTTAAAGGACTCGAAGGATTTATCTAGCGATTTAACAGTTGGAAGAACCTATCAAATTCAATATGACATTAAAGTTAACACAGGTTCTGTGTCTCCAAAAATATCAGTAAGTGGTGGAACTACTACTTCAGGAGACGATATTACGTCCACAACGTTTGTTACTAAAACAATTGATTTTATCTGTGAACACGCAACAGACCATTATTTCTGGACCGGAAACATGGGTGCTGGAGAAATAGTTTATTTAGACAACTTCAGTCTTAAGGAAGTCGGCGTAGCCACAGGTTGGACAGACGCAGACCAACAATTACATATACCGCAAACGGCGTTGCAATCGTATAATGAGTTGGCTTGGTTTGATGGGGTAGCGGATTACGTTGATATAAATCCATCGACCGCTATATGGAATGGAAGCGATGGGGAATGGAACTCCGTGAGTTGCTGGGTTAACGAAACTGGATTAGATTCAGGGATATTCTATTGGCTCTTGGCTGGCTTTAATCCTGGTTTGTATGTTCAAATTGTTGGTAGTAACCACTTGATAGGGTATAATACTGGTAACGGAGAACAATTTGGTATTACCATAGCCTCTACTAGTATAATTAACAAGTGGAATCACTGGGTCATGAACTTCAAAAGAAACAGTAATTCTGACGACACAGCTATTAGCGGCTCGGATGTAGAGCTATTTTTAAATGGAGTAAAACAAACTCTTAGTTACGTTTCTGGGTCTAATAGCAACGCTTGTGATACGAGCACTACAACCGATATAAATCTAATGAGCTCCGGGACTAATTACTTTGTAAACGGGACGACGACAGAGGTTTCTACATGGAAAGACCAGTTAAGCGATGCTGAGGTTTTAGAACTATTTAATGACGGTAAAGCTCTAGATGCCTCAACTCACTCTAACGCTAATCTATCTGCTTATTGGAGAAACAATGGGTTAAGTACTTGGACTAACCTGGTGAACTCAGGTACAAACGATGGCACTCCAACTAGTCTCACCGAAACAATCCTAATCCCACAAGGCGTAGATTCTTCGCGAGATAATCAAGGATTTATAATGAATAAGCAGAAAGATACGAGTTGTTTGAATTTGACTAATGGCAGCGATAAGCCTTATATAGACTTAGGCAGTGTAACTACTGTAGCTGACGACGAAGCTTTTAGTTTTTCTGCGTGGTTAAAACCAGACGACATCACAAATAATTACATTTTTGGATTGGACAGCTCAAATAATTTAAGAATAGCCAACGCTACTACTATTAGTATAGCTGCCGATGGTGTAGCGAAACATTTCGCGCCTCCAACAGCTATAGTGCCTGGAGAGTGGGTTCACTTAGCTATAGTCAGGAAAGCCTCTAATGATTTAGTTACTATATATAAAAATGGAGTAATAAGCACTGATACAGAAACGTTAAATGAACCATTCGATTATAGATATTTAGGAGCGTTAGACAATACAAATAATTTTAGAGGGCAAACAGATGGAATATTAATATACGAATCAGAATTATCAGCAGCAGAAGTACTAAGAAATTATAACGCAACAAAAGGTAGTCACAGAAATTAAAAAATAAAAAATGGCACATTACGAATTATATGTATGTTTAAAGAAAGCAACTTACGAATCTACAATACCTAGTGTATTACAACCTAAACTTGGTTGGAATAACTATGCGTACGAAGAAGACGGTGAGACGATAGCTTCGACAACAGCTTACACTCCAACGTGGAAAGAAGCTGCGTTTAAAGGAAAACTAGGGGCACCTAGAATAAGTCTAGATGGTAACTTAATAGTAATTAAAGGTGAATTTAGCTTAAGAACTGGTGAGTTATCTGCAATAATAGATCTAGGTAGCGGAATGGATTATCCAAACAACTCTGTACTTACAAAAACCGAAGCACAAACATTAGTGAATGGAGAACTGTTCACTGAGTAATAAATTGAATTAACTTAAATTAAATAAAATGGCAAAAAACACAACAAAGAAAATCAAGGAACTGAAGGCTGAAAAACCTTCTAAGATTACAAACGAAGAATTAAATCAAGTACAATCAGTAATAAACGATGTAAATAGAGCTCAGTTAGAGATTGGGAGTTTTGAAAGTAAGAAACATAATCTTCTACACCACGTAGCGCAATTACAAGAGAAGTTAGGTGAACTACAAGGTGATTTCGAAAAGACTTACGGCACAGCTGATATTAACATCCAAGACGGTACTATAAATCATCCAAAAGAAGATGTCAAAACTGATTAGAAAAATTACAATAGGTAAGGATTATAAAAACGACGCTATGCATTATGCCGTTGGGCAGGAAGTTTATGGTGGACATACTATTTGCGATATATTAGAAGAAGACGATAAGTATTCTATATATATTAAAAAAAATAAAGATGTACTACCGTGGAAAGACTTCAACAAAAATATGGCTATATCCGTAGAGTATAATCTAGAGTACTGATGAAAGCGCCTTTTGACTTTGTTATAAAGCCAAAGGGAAACAGATACAACAATACTACTAAAGTCGGAACTTCAGAATTGATACTTAATACTGAGGTTTATAATCACCAATTTGTGAATAGACAAGCTATTGTTAAATCTGTTCCCACTGCTTTTGAATCAGAAATAAAACCTAAAGACGAAGTTATAGTTCATCACAATATATTTAGAAGATGGCACGACGTTAAAGGTAAAGAAAGAAATAGTAGAAGTTTCTTTGATGAAAATACCTATCTAGTAAAAGAAGATCAAATATTCTTATACAAAAGATACTGGAGGTGGAAAGCGGTAAAAGGATACTGCTTTGTTCAACCTATAAAAGATACAAATTATCTTACAGAAGACATAGAAAAACCTTGCGTAGGTAAAATTGTATATACTGATGGTAGTTTTAAAGAGGGTGATTTAGTAGGATTCACACCTTTTTCTACCTATGAATTTATAATCGATGGAAAGAGATTATATAGAGTTATGACCCAATTTATTACAATTAAATATGAATATCAAGGAAACGAAGAAGAGTATAATCCAAGCTGGGCATAAAGCGGTGGAGGAATTGATAAAAGTAGCTAAAGAAGCTATTGTTGATTCTGGAGATGATATTACTGCTGATAGACTAAAGAACGCCGCGGCTACTAAAAAACTAGCTATATTTGACGCATTCGAAATACTTACAAGAATCCAAGAAGAAGAAAACTTACTCGAGGGCAAGGCACCTGAAGAGAGAAAGGAAAAAGTCTTTAAAGGATTCGCTGAAGGTAGATCTAAGTAATGTACAAGCAAAGTTTAGTTAATACGGTTGAACCGATAAAAAGAACCACTATTACCAGAATGAACAGAGGTAAGAAGTGGAAATACGGTTATAACAAAGAACACGATTTAATTGTATTATCTCATAATGGAGTTATAGGTGAGATCATAGAAATACAAAATTTAATTATAGCGCTACCTAAACCACCTAAAGAAGTATATAAGCACGAGAAAAACAAATGGGTGAAACAAGAGTACCCCAAGGAGTTAGAACGTATTAAGAACATATTCGATTGGAGGAGTTATCCGGAAGACAGTAAAGAAAAATGGTACGATTATATAGACGAAGAGTTCAATCGAAGAGATAAAGGATTCTGGTTCACGAACAATGGTAAACCAACCTGGATAACTGGTACGCACTATATGTATTTACAATGGAGTAAGATTGACGTAGGTGCCCCAGATTTTAGAGAAGCAAATAGATTATTTTTTATATTCTGGGAAGCTTGTAAGGCAGACAAAAGATGTTACGGAATGTGTTACCTTAAAAACCGTAGATCTGGATTTTCTTTTATGTCGAGCGCAGAAACAGTTAACTTAGCTACTATATCAAGTGATAGTAGATATGGTATCCTTTCAAAGAGTGGGGCAGATGCAAAGAAAATGTTTACAGATAAAGTTGTTCCTATATCAATTAACTATCCGTTCTTTTTTAAACCTATACAAGACGGAATGGATAGACCTAAGTCTGAATTAGCATATAGAGTACCAGCTAGTAAGTTTACGAGAAAGAAGATTACGACAAACGAACAACTCGAAGACATAAAAGGATTAGACACAACTATTGATTGGAAAAACACTGGAGATAATAGTTATGACGGAGAAAAATTAAACTTATTGGTTCATGATGAAAGTGGTAAGTGGGAAAGACCTGATAACATATTAAATAACTGGAGAGTTACAAAAACATGTTTACGATTAGGTAGTAGAATAATTGGTAAATGTATGATGGGCTCAACTTCAAACGCATTAGACAAAGG